TCGTAAACCCCATATGCCAGGCAATCTGCATTGCCGCGCTCATGACGTTGCGGTAACAGATACCGGTGTATAGCGCCTTTGGCTGGTTGGCTGTCTGCCCACCGATGAACAAATGGCCGGGCACATCCTTGAAGCGAATGAAGTTTTCGCCCTGCCATACGTCCAACTTGGGCGACGGCACAAATTTCAGGATGTCAGGATATGCCGCGTTGACTGCCTCACCGTGATTTTGATATAGGCTGTAATCCACGCCAACATAATAGGTCGGTCGCCAGTTCGGGTATTTATAAATCGTGTTCATCCCGAACGAGATGTAATCAAACCACTCCGGCGGCGTCTTGGACAGGTTCGGCCCGTTGCCAACCAGTAGCGCCGTTTTGCCTTTGTGCTTGTTATAGAACGATGATAAATCAGGCATCGTCTTTTCCTTTACGGGGTCTTGATAAAGCCGACCTTGCAATCCTTATCCTCATTCGCAATGGCGTATAACTCAGCGTCCGGCCCGATAAAGATGGAGTAGGGCAGGCCAGTACCCGCGCCGCTTGCCAGGATAAGGCCAGAACCGGGTACAACGTTTTCATCGCCCAGGTAGGCAGGACAATCAGTCTCTACGGTAAGGTTGCACAGGTGAACCCATGCCCCGGCCTCGGGAGCAGATACCAGCAATTTCCTGCGCTTTGTTACATGCACTACGCCAGACTGTAGGCTCATAAGACATCCTCAGGGGAGGGCTTTCACCCTCCCCTAAAAATCTTACGGATAGAGCAGCGCGCCACTCACGCGGTTGTTGCCCCAGTCGTTTGCGGTAGACGCATCAACATAGTATTTTGTCGTAACGGCGGCTTTGGTGTAGCCGCAATCGTTCCCGTCCACATAAATGTCAGACGAGCCAGATGACAGGGTGATAGCATCGCCAACGGTATCAGCGGCCATCTGGAAACGATTATCCAGGATTTGAATGTCCACCGCCGAACCGGGGATATTGATTGCAATCCCGGCGATTTGGATGAACGTGTTGCCATGACCGCGCATCCCCAGGAATGAGCGGGTTGCATTGCCAGAAATGCGGATACCGTCGCCCGTCAGGTGGTGACCGAAGATGCAATCATAGACGCAGGTCATCGGGGCATCTGCGCCAGAGGCGACATAGACGCCGTGCGTACCCGCTGTGTCAGATGAGTAGCCAAACCACATATCATGGATGGTTGTACCCCAGACGCCATTCGAGATTTGAATGGCAGAACCGGCAGAGTAGCCGCCCGCCTCGAACCCGGCAAATTCACAACGCTGCCCGGAAACGGTGAAGGCGTTTGCGCTCTCGTCTGGCTTGACACACGACCATTTGCTGCCCAGCGTTTCGCGCAGGCCGATAATATGCACCTGGTCTTTGGTAACAAGGATAGGCCAGTCCTCAGCGCCGCGTCCATTCGAGCCATAGTTGAGGACATAGATATAGTCATCGTTGCCTGACGTGCATTTTGCCAGGGCTTCTTTGATGGTCTGGAACGGGTTTTCCTTCGTACCTAATCCGGTTGCGCCGGTCGGCCCATCCGAGCCGCCGTTGACAAAGTAGGCGTTTCCCATGCCTGGGTCGCCAGGTCATACAAGGTGGAAACGTTCTTTCGCATTACATACAGGTTGCTCATTTTGTTGCTCCTTTTGCCTCATCGGGCGGCATGGCGCGAACTACGTTGCTCCGCCCGGTATCAGGCTGTCGTATCAGGGATTACACGCCGATGTTGTACAGGATGGCCGATGCTTCAGTGTCACGGTATCCCATGCCAAGCCGCGCCCAGGCCACGATCTCCCAGGTGTCAGCGTTGGCAATGCGGGTGGTCTCCATCGTCATGCGCCGCTTGTAAGCCAGTTTCCATTGATCCCAACGCACAGCCACACACGCGCCGCGTGTGTTGTTGCCTGCGGTATTGGCGTCAATATAGCCGGTCGTCATGGCATGCCGGGTGGCGCTGTTGCGGTGCATCTGCCAGGACGGGATAACGCCTACGCTCCACAACGATTTGACGAAGCCATTCTCAACGGTAGCCGCCGAGTTCACATCTTTGGTGAGCACTTCGGGCAACTTCGCCATTGCGTAGTAAGTGTTGCCATCGCAGATGAACGATACTTTGGTTGGGTCACTGCCCGCAATGCCAGCCGTGCCCATCAGTTTGAGCAGGTCAAGAAAATCGGTAACCAGCAAGCCGCCGCCTGCGCTCAGGCTGTTGGCGGTATTGGTCACAAGCGGGAGTTTGCGGAAGCCATTGAAGGCCAGGAAATATTCGGTCGTCACGGCGGTATCGTTGGCGTTGATGTTTTTGGATGAACTGGTTTCGGTGTCGCCGTCAATAACGAGTGACTCCAGCATCTCCGCGCCGCTCAATTCAAACTGCGCCCGCAATTGGGGAGAGAAGCGAATAAGCGAGTCCTCTTCCAACTCGCCAGAATACATCGCACGCGCTCCGAGTTTGGCGACGGTGATATTTTTATTGGCGGTCGCCATCTGGGAAGCGGTAACGCTGGGGGCCGGGATGAGGGTCGCGGCGCTGGCGTTTACCGCCGAAGTTTCCGCAACCGTGTACCAGGTCACATCGGTGGATTCCAGCGGCCAGGTTTTGTTGGAGTAGCCGTCGGGGATGACTTCACTGGGGATTTTGCCAACGACTGCCGGGGTCTGGCGGATTTTGTTCCAAATGGAAGTGGAGTACGCAGTCCCTACCCAATCAGAGCCGATGTTCGACCCGCCCGTGTACATCGGGTCAGTGGCCGCCTTCACAGCCGCGCCGACCGCCTCGGGGGTGGGGTCAATGCCGGTTGCGGCTTTGAACGAGCCTTTGACGTAGGCGACTTCCTGGCGGGCGTCCTCAGTGTTGGCAGTCTCTTTGAGTTCTGCCACACGCAAAGACATCGCCTTCAGCGCGGCGGGTTCCTGCTTCATGCCGAGCGACTTTTCCATGTCCAGCAGCAGGGCCAGGTCAACGCCGTCCATGTTGTCGTATTTCCAGGTCTCGCTGTATTGCGCCTGATAGGGCGCTTCCCGGTACGGCAGGCGGCGGGCTTTGGCTGCGACCTGCTCTTCGGCTTTCTTGGTGGCCTCTGCGACCTTCGCCTGAAAAGCGGTTTCGCGTTCCTCTTCAAGGGCTTTGTCCGCCTTCTCGGATTCCTCACGAATGGAAATCTGCGCGTCGGTTTTGAGCGCCTGGGCCTTGAGTTCATTCAGGCTTTTTAAATCCTGGTCAGAAAATTCTTCCAACCCGGTGTATTCTTTGATTTTCTTGGAGAGTTCTTTACGCTCTACAATCAAATCCTGTAAAGTTTTCATAATATTTATCTCCTGTTTTTAGTGTCCAAGTTTTGATAGAAAATCTTCGATGTCACGCTTAATGTCCTCTGTGCGCTTCGCTGCCGGTTCTCCGGCCTGATACAAAGCGTCATAAGTGCCACTAGCGGAAACGGGGAACGGGATACCCGCCTCCCGATAAATCGCCTTCATTGCTGGTAGTGCAATCGCATAGCGGGAGGCGGGGCGGAAGTTATCGCCCACCGCATCCCACAGCGATAAACCAGCCAGCGGCCAAACCGCGATACGGCCCGGCCTGTCCTTCTCGTACATAATGCGCTTGCCTGCAATATCCAGGCGGGCCAGGTGCGCAATGGAATCGGATGACGCAACCGCCAATCCCTTCTTGGCCGCTTCCCATACGCGCCGCGCCCATTCAATCGACTTGTCCAGCATGACACGCACATGCAAGCCATCGGAGCGAACTTCGGGCTTGCCCGCCTTGCCAATCACAACCGGGATTTGCTGCAATGCGCTCTTGCCCGGCATGACGCCATGATGGTACAGGATGACGGGGGCGGCGAAATTGTCCAGCATGAAATCGGTGGAGGCGTCGAAGGTCTGCCCATCGCTGTCCGGTTTGTTGAACGGCGCGGCCAGGACATCCAATTCCCAATCGCCGACGGCCTTGATGGGCGAGGCCATGAATTTAGCGGCCTGAGTCACCGTGTCTTTGTCTAGAATAAAGCCATACTTCCC